GCACCTTCTTCACCATCTTTCCAAAGGTCGTCATTCGATTCGGGCCAGTCGATATCCAGTTCAATAGCTGCTCGCGATGCCTGCCATAAAGCCCACCAATCATTTAAGGAGTGACGAATATCCATGCTTGAAAATGCGAAGTACCTATCACCATTTCTTGCCTCGGTTATCATCTCGAATGGTAATCTCAATTTTTTGGCAACGTATTCCTCAAACTGCTTTCTTGATTCGTCCATATCAATCACCGTTAGTCGTTTCACTCACGAATCTGACAAAACCAGCCATGTTAATTTGCATGAGTTTTTTCAACACTTTGTCTCGTCGGCTACGTTTTGGTTTTGGCCTGTGATTGAATCTTTCACAAACTGGAAGGCTCGATGATTTCCAGTACCTATTACGCCTTGCTCCATCTTCAGCCATATCGGCATGAATAAGGTCTGCGAGTGTGCTCATATTCACCTCTTCCAGTTACATTGGTTTTGTAATGTTGCTAGTCATCGTTCGAATAACAAAATGCGTAAGTAACCTTGCTTTCCACATGTAAATCTATTCAAGGCGAGATAAATCTACGAATACCGGACCTTTGTAATCTGGTCTTGATGCCCTTATGTATGAGCTAATAGTTTGTGCATCTTGCTTGTCCAGATTCATGACTTCCCTCTCCCCCAAATAAAAAGGCCTGCGATTACCAGCAGGCCTTTATCTTTTTTTAACACGCTTTCGAGTCCTTTTATATTTTTCCTTAAGATATTCCGCAAGTTTATCCTCATCATTATTAAATTGAGATAAAAGCTCATGCTCGCAATTAAGTGCTTTACTCGCATAAGTTCCATATAGTTTCTTTCTTGCTAGTGCTGCTATGAATGCTGCATCTTCTTTGCTATCGAAATACCCTAACGATATTGTCTTATTTTTATAACCAACATAAGACTTCCACCTGCCAGTTGGCTTATACCAAGACACTCCAATTGCACCGGATGTGTTTAATCTATTCCCTACAATGTTTCTTGCATTCTGCTCTTCTGTTGCCAGTCTTAGGTTTGAAATCCTATTATCAAGTCTGTTCCCATTTACATGATCAATAAACTTAGGAGGCCATTTTTTGTATACATAGAACCAAGCAAGTCTATGCGCCTTATACAAAACATTATTTATACTAATGCATATATAACCACCACTAACACCTCCAGCAATACTACCTTTTACTCTTACTACTGAATTTGTTTTTAGCCATTTAAATATTCCTGTTTCTGAGTCATATGATAATGTTGACAGAAGCTCATCGTGATCAATTAGTTTTTTTATTCGCATAAAGAATATACTTAATAATATATACAGTAAGAACCATTAGTAACGATAACCCTGCTATTAGCTCAGTGATGTAGATGGTCATACGTCAGCCCCTTGTGCATATCGTCTGCCACGCGCAGCAGGTGCATTTGATGCTGTGCAAATCTGTCTGGCTTCATCCTGGTCACATGCAACAAAGTGTCCGTTACAGAACCGCTGGTAAACTGTACCAAGCGAGCCAAAACGGTTTTTCGTCACGATGATTTCAGCAAATGGCGCGGCGCTACTGTTCTCATCATATACCGCTTCCCGATAGAGCATGATGATTGAGTCTGCGTCCTGTTCAATGCTTCCTGAATCACGCAAATCTGCGTTTGTCGGGCGTTTGTTTGGTCGCTTCTCAACATCGCGCGAAAGCTGACTCAGGGAGATAACCGGTGTTTTCAGGTCTTTCGCCATCGCCTTCAGGCTTCCGGAGATGTGAGCAATTGCGAGGTCGTTGCGGTCTGCTTTCGGCTTCTCAATCAGGCCAAGATAATCCGCCATGATGAGTGACAGGTTTGGATTTTCCTGCTTATGCCGTTCTGCGATTGAGCGTATTTCTTCGACCGATAACCGCGAAGCATCGACTACCCATACATCCAAATCTGCAAGCTGACTCATGCCGTTAGCAACACGTGCCCAGCCCTCGTCATCCATCGATGCAGGATTTCGCAGTACGCTAACCGACATCCTCCCGGCGTTGGCAATGCTTCGCTCTGCAATCTGCAATGCGCTCATTTCCATTGAGAAAATCAATACCCCGCGCCGGACGTCAGAACCAGGAATAACGCGGCTTGCCACACCTTCGGCAATCTTCAGCGCCAGTTCGGTTTTCCCCATACCAGGACGAGCGGCGATAATCACCAGGTCTTCTGCGTTCATCCCTCCAGTGATAGCGTCAAGCTCTTCGATTCCGGTCTTCAGGGTATCTGACTCTTCTCCGTTCCTCAGACGCCTGTCAAGCGTGTCAGTGTAGTCAGTGATATTTCCCCTAACCGTACAGGTTTAACCTCGTCACGGGGCTTTCTGATGGCTGAAAGACGCTTTACAAGTTCATCCATCGCCTGACTCGATGCGTCGATGGTTCCGCTTTGGATTGGTTCACGCATTTCATCCATGATTTCCAGCACCAGACGGCGGTGATAGTTATCCGCGACCATTCCGGCATATCCCTTCAGGTTTGCGGCACTCGGGCAGTTTTTGCTGGTCATCAGGATTGACGTGAAATGCTCCTCTCCGCACGCCTCGGCAACCATCAGCGCATCGATTAGGTTTCTGTTTCTCGCCTGCTTGCGAATAACCTCGAAGGCTTTCCGGTAGAGCGGAATTGAAAACGCTTCCGGCTCCAGCGTTGCCAGAACGTCACTGGCGGTTGGAGTTAATCCACCAATCAGCAGGCCACCGATAACGCTAGCTTCGATATCCTGTCTCATGCAATCCCCCTGTCTGCAAACTTCCCTTCCCGAACTCCCGTTAACGAATCTTCCCTCAGCAGGTAATCAAAATCTGCCGTCCAGCCCGTGTCGTTGTCTCCGAAGTAAAACGGCTTGGCCTGATGCACAAACGCCCTGACATACGCTCTGAAACCGTCCACGTTTGGCGTTTTCAGTTGCGGGATAATTTTCTTCAGGCGGCGTTTTCGTTTCTCGTTGACCGCAACAGCGTGTGGAAGTCTGTCACCGACTTCGGTGTTGTAGGCGTTCAGGAAGGATTCGTAGTCGATTCGTTCTGCCTTGCGACGTTCAGGTTTAACCTGCCCATCGCCATCCCCGTTAGGGGGTAAGGGGGTATTTGTATTTATTGTCTTTTGTATATTGTCTTTTGTGTTTAGCTGACTTGGCTTATACCCATTAGCCGACTTGGCTAATGTTTTATTAGCTGTTTTAGCTAATGTTAAGCTGTCCTGGCTAATCCACTGAGAAACCACCTTGTTCACTCCGATTTTCACGCCATCAGCAATGAGGAATTTACGCTCAATAAGCTGGCGCTTGGCAGCGCAAACATGAGTGTGATGAATACCTGTCATGGCTGCTATCTGCGTGTTTGTGAGTCGATCCATCGGCTTATTGAATCCGTATGTCTTGCGCATGATAGCGAGCATCACCTTCAACTGCCGGACGGTTAAATCAGCCATCAGCAGACTGTCGGTAATCTCGTTAGCAACGCGCATGAAACCATCTTCGGTATCTGCCACGCGATGCTCCACGACCTCCAGTTGAGGCCTGTAATCAGCTAACTTAACGACGCCCATGTTTCACTCCTGCTTTGGCTAGTCTGTAAACACCAACAAGGCGCTCTGCGAACGCCCTGTTATTTGCTGCGGCTACCACTAATCCCTCAGGTGAATCAGGGTGTCGAATCTCTTCTTTTTCCTGGTATTTCTTACGACGTTTTGTCATAATTACTCCTGTGGATTGATCCAGTAATTCCCTCAGAATTGCATATCAATTTGCTTAAAATCCTCGGTGGCAGCCGGGGATTTTTTCTTTGTGATTTCATCAAGCGCATACTTAAAAGCCCTGCTAATCGGACTGATGTCTGATGCCATTCCGAAAGCACACAAGACCGAAGCAATAAACCGCCAGTCCGTTCTGCTTATCTTCGATTCATGACAGCCAATCATCTTTGCCAGACCGCGCTGTGTAAGCGTTGACAGGTTGATGAGTAAATCTGTTTCTGCGCGATCAACGTCGCGCTGTGATAGTTTGCTGTAACTTGTTCGTTCCATTTCTTAAGATTTCCAATAGTGAATAGTTAGTTGAAAGGTATGCGTGGAAACGCATATGGCCTTAGTTGGTCAGATATCTTGGGACTCGCTTTTCAGCGACGTAGGACGAATGTCCGTTGTTACAAAGAGCGGCTCCGCTTATTAAGCGGCTTTGTGCTCCGGCGGGAACACGTCATCAAGACTTACTTTTGCGCCTAACTTGTTTAGACACGCAACAAGAGCACGGCATGTTTTAAGGTCTGGGAAGCGACGACCAGATTCCCAATGTCCGATAGCTCCCTGTGTGCATCCAACTGCCTTAGCAAGTGTTGTTTGAGAGATATTCAGTGACTCTCGATATTTTCGTAGGTTGCTCATATGCCCTCCATAGTAACCACGAATAAAAAATACAATATGTACTTCTCAAATACAAGTAAAAATACACATTGTGCATGGATGGTTCCAGTACAGAGCGTAATAATAAGGACATGAAAATGAAATGGTATGAACTGGCTAGATCCAGAATGAAAGAGCTCGGCATAACTCAAGAGAAGTTAGCCGAAGAGCTAGGTATGACGCAGGGTGGAATTGGACACTGGTTGCGCGGATCTCGTCATCCATCTCTTAGTGATATTGGTGTGGTGTTTAAATACCTTGGTATTGATAACATATCATTCAACCACGACGGGACATTTTCACCTGTTGGCGAATACTCATCGGCCCCAGTTAAAAAACAATATGAGTACCCTGTTTTTTCTCATGTTCAGGCTGGGATGTTCTCTCCAGAACTCAGAACCTTTACCAAAGGTGATGCGGAGAGATTGGTAAGCACAACCAAAAAAGCCAGTGACTCTGCATTCTGGCTTGAGGTTGAAGGTAACTCAATGACCGCACCAACAGGTTCCAAACCTAGTTTTCCTGACGGGATGTTAATTCTGGTTGACCCTGAGCAAGCTGTTGAGCCCGGCGATTTCTGCATAGCCAGACTTGGTGGTGATGAATTTACCTTCAAGAAACTGATCAGGGATAGCGGTCAGGTGTTTCTACAACCACTAAACCCGCAATATCCAATGATCCCATGCAATGAGAGTTGTTCCGTTGTGGGGAAAGTTATCGCCAGCCAATGGCCTGAAGAGACGTTTGGGTAAAGAGGATAGATGGAGTTTAATGGCCATGAGTATCAAGCGGTCAAAAAGAAGTTCATCTATTCATTGAAAGCATAAGGCCATCTGAGTATATCCGTAATGATCTGGATATTGTCTATAACATCAATGACCGGACGATAGATATCGGTGAGCAGCGTCCTGTATGGCAGGGTGAGGCAGGTGAAAAAACGTCCTGCCATCAACAAGAATCAAGTGCATCCGCTCTCTGGACAGATGGAAAATTTATTGGATGCAAAAAGATATGAAATAACACCTGTATAGCACGGAGCTTTCTCTGACCGATGCACTTGAAGTTGTTAGGGCTGACCCAGCCTGCTGTTTCTTTAGGTAAGAGAAAAGAGATTTAGGAGATGAAAGGTCGCAGAGGTGCGGCCTTTTTTATTGAGAGTGGATCTTGAACGGAAATTCTCAAGACTTGAGTCTTGCATGCAAATCAATTCCTGGATAAACTCGATCTGAGTCAATAACTTAGAGAGAGAGCAAATGGCAAAGTCAAACGTTAGCGTGCAGGCATTCAAGGACTTCCTTGAAGAGCTTATGTCGCTGAACATAATGAAGGAGGCCACCGCTCGAAATTTAAAAAACTCATCCGCTCGCCTCTTAACGGTAGTCCAAGAAGAGGAAATGGGTGATGTTACTCAGCTTGATGTGAATGAGCTTGCCGAGCGATACATCAACGCAACTGAGCCGAAGCCTAGCGACAGCAGCATTACTGCATATAAAAGCCGCATGGAAAGTGCAATCAAAAAGTTTGTAGCTTTCCAGTCTGGTGAAGAAATCCCATACACTCCGATTGACAAAGAATCCAGTGAGGAAAAAGATTTGACTGGCGAACCAACAAAAGTCGAAGGCAAGGCTAATGCACTTCATACCTATGATCTTCCAGTAGTTCTTCGACCTGAATCAGGGGTTACAGTAACGATTAAAGGCATTCCTAACGATATCACAAACGAAGAAGCCGAACGCATCTCTTCAATTCTGAAGGTTTACGTTCGGCCTCAATAATGCAAAAGCATTCAGCACAATGTCCAACTCCCCAGTCCGACATTGATGCTGTTTAACCAGAGCCTCCAAAAGGAGCCCTTGTTAAGGTACACAATATTTGCGATGTAACCTTAGCGCGTCTGGTACATTTTTTCAAGCGGTTGTAGGGCTGCCGCCAATATGAGAAAACACAGATGTCTACATACAATTTGAATGACCAATTCGATCGAGAAGTTCATGTGAATGCCTATGAACGGATAAGGCATGGAAATCTTGAACATGTGTGTGAGCATTATCGCTCAAGGCCACACCGCTAATCATCAACCCGGCCTCCATGCCGGGTTTTCTTTTCCTCTCGCCCAAAAAAACACATAACCAATTGTATTTATTGGAAAATAAATAGATACAACTCACTAAACAACGCAATTCTGATCTCTCCTTACATCGCCGAGGCAATACACCCACGCTAAAAAACAATACTATTAAATACAAAGCGTTGTAAAAAAACGCCCCGTTTTAGAACAAATTGTATTGACCAAGTGAAGTACATATCGTACTATTTAACCATCAGCAGGACGCTGGAAGCCAAATGGAACAGACTGGCAGGCTCTTTAAACAACGTCGACTCTCGACTACGTGGCTGAAAAGCCAGATCACCCAACCACATAAGCTGTGGGATGCAATGCCGAAGCAACCGTCTCAGGAGGAGCTTCGAGATTGCATCGCCAAAGTTTATTCGGGAGGAATCTATGTCCAGAAAAACAGAATTTAAAGGCACCGCAGCTTCTCGCCGTAGAGCTCGTCGCGCAAACCTGCAAAGTCAGGAGGCGATTAGCTCCGACAAACTACACAGGCCAACCCCATCACGAGTGGTCTTACAATGCAAACGCAAACCAGCAATGAGAGCAGAAGTAATAACACTGACAACGTTGACCAGAAAATATGAAGGCTCAACTTGTCTTCCAAATGTAGCTCTTTACGCGGCAGGCTACCGTAAATCCAAACAACTGACAGCAAGATGACTTGTGTTGGTCGCCAGAAAATGAAATTAGGCAGCAAACCACTTATTTGAGGTGATATATGGAATTTCATGAAAGTGCGATTTGTGATTTTCGCGCTAACGCAAATTCAGTAAAACCACAGCCAATTGCAGTTCTTTTTAAAACAATGGGTGCGTGGGCTGTTTTATGCTTCGCCGCTGACGACACTGACGCAAGAATGGCAATAGGACAAGAGATGGAGATGGACCCGACAAACGATGAATTCATAATTTATGGCGCTCCATCTAATTACTTACTTGATACCTGCAACATTTACAACAAGGCTGCCTGATGGTGGCCTTTATTTTTGGCATAAACAACAGAATAAACACAGCACTGTGTATTCATTCCAACGAGTGAATACACGGAGCAATGTCGCTCGTAACTAAACAGGAGCCGACTTGTTCTGATTATTGGAAATCTTCTTTGCCCTCCAATGTGAGGGCGATTTTTTATCTGTGAGGATATGAACAGATGTCAAACATCAAAAAATACAT